CCCGGCCCCAGCTGCCACTCCGCCTAGCGTTCTGCCGGATTCGATCAACTCGAAACCTTCAGCAGCCGCTGGCTCAATGACTGCAAGAGACATGTTGAGTAAAGTAAGGAAATCTTTTCTGTTTAGTATGTATGTAGATTGGTTGTGCTATAGTCCCGAACGTGTCCAGGAGAGTATATGTATGTATCGATGTGTGTATATATGTGTGTCTCACCACTCATGCCAAAGCGGAGCGTGCCTGGTCTCTATATAACTCAGAGCCTGGCAGCCACTTGGCGTGTTCGACGAGAGTCCGCAGGTAGCGGTTCTTGTCGGGATCGTGCCTCACCTCTCTCTCAAAGTCATGGAACCGGTCGGGGTCCATAGGCTTTGACAGCGAGGTGAAGAGGGCCTTGGGCCACGACGAGAGCTTGGCCACAAACACACCGTCCTTTTCAAAGAACGTGTGAGAGCAGAACTCAAGCCCACCATCGGGCCGGGGTACGGCGCCCCGAAGGGTGAAGCCGAGGGACTTGTAGGAAGCGATACCTTCTTCCAAAGTTCCGTGCAACACCTCGAGGCAGTCGTCTCCGGCAGCCTTGGACGGCACTGAGCCGGCCAGACCTGCCACATTGACCCTGTTGTACGAGTTGCACCCGGTAGTGATGAACGTTCCACTGGGCATCTGATTGGGCTCTTCACGAGTGAAGACCCACAGCTGCCTGTTGTACGCCACCACATATATCGGGTCTGTGATGAGTATGTTGTGTCGCGCGATGGCTCTCTTGTAGCCCTCGCAGGTACCAGTCCTGCGGGGCTTGGGAGCTTCACCGCGCACCTGCGCGACCGGATGTCCGTAACACATAGCCTTGTCACTAACAGCGCGACCATAATCCTTGATGTAGGTATGGCCTTGGGTCGAATCCCAACCGGCAACATCCGACTGACACACCGGCCTGGCCCCGAAAAGGGCCATGGCAGCGTGGTAGAAGTCGTCCGTCATGTCGTCGGTGAACCCGATCCCTATCGTCGCAGGGTTGTGAGGATAGCCTGACTTCACAGCGTTGATCGCGCACGTGTACAGACACCTCTCGACCAACTGGTCGATGAGGTCCATTGCTGTCACGGTTCGATACATGCCGCTGTGGGCCTTCCTCTTCGGGTGTGCCTCGCCCTTTACAAAAGGCTTGACAAACCCGTTCCACCCCTCTCTCAATCTCTCCATGGCCGTTCCAGGCATAACCTGGTCGGACATGAGGAGAACCAACCTGGCAGTGGCCAGGTCGATTATTCCTTCTCTGTAGGTGGCTGAGAGAGTCCTGTTGTCGGGGAACTCTTCGCTCCAGGGGAATCCGGGGACTGAGGACATCTTAACATCTTGGAAGAGTTGTGATACCAGTTCTCGAACTTCCTCCTCTGAGCAACCGTCTTGAAGCTGGTGGGGAATATAAAAGTGGGGTAGTGTCTCGTCGCCGGCACCCCTTCTACCTCCCGGGGGGAGGACCGCGTCTTCCGCGGGGAGCTGGGCTGCTGGCTTGTTGACTTGTCGCTTGAGGCAGAGGAACTTTTCGTTGCCTTGGTCTTGCGGGAAAGCAAAACCCTGGAGTTCTTCGTACTCGGCGAGGACCTCTTCAGGGACTGAGTGGAGGTTGGGTTTCCTGACCGAGGTGGCACCATTGATGGTTCCTTGACAGACGAGACCTGTGCAATCAGCTGGGAAGCTGGCTCCTGAATCGATACTGGCGAGGAAACTGTGGTGGTAGGCACGCAGTTTTTCGCCTTGCTGAGGGCAGTCCGAAAATCCTGCGCCTGAACAGGTTCTTCGGGCTTGGTTGACTCCGGCTCCCAAACCTCCTTGAAATCGTCAGAATCCTCAACGTCACCAGCATTAACTGGCGACGTGGTGAGACTGGCGATGACCTGCCGAGGCTTGGGGACGGCGGAGTCCGGGTCCCAGCGATTGGATGACCTGTCTCCGTCGTCGTCTCCGAACTGAGGACGCTCGCGCCAGCTGTGTGCCCCACTACGTGAGTCACGGTCCTGGCGAAAGCG